AAAACTTCACAAGTGCTACTACAACTCAAAACGTAGCAGTCGGAAACCAAGCGGGACTTCGAAATGCTACGGGAACGGAAAACACGTTTATTGGAGGGTACTCAGGAAGATTTGCTAGTACATCCATAGGCACTACTTTTGTCGGAACCGAATCGGGTTATGGTAATGACAGTGCTAGGCTTACTGGCGATGACAACACTGCCGTTGGACGTGATGCAGGACATGATCTTCAAGGTGCTGCAACAAACAACACAATGCTAGGTTCTTTTGCAGGAAAGTCAGTCACGACACACGCTCGTAATACGATGGTGGGACTGAGTGCTGGCAACCTTACAAATTCGTCTGACAATACTTTTATTGGATGCAGTGCTGGAGGAGACATAACTACTGGGGATGCCAATACGATTATCGGACGCTACAACGGCAACCAAGGCGGCTTGGACATTCGTGAATCAAACAACAACATCGTGCTGTCGGATGGGGATGGTAATCCTAGACAATATTATAACGGTGGAACTTGGTTTATTCCCGATCATGGCGCAGAGGCAGCGGCAGACACTAGGCTTAAGTTGAATGTTGGCGCTTATTCTGATTGGGCAATGACGATTGACCACGCATTTGGCACGCAATATTTTATGAGCTTTAGATACAACAACAATCCTATTGGCGGTATAACAGGTAATGGTTCATCAACCACATACGCCACATCCTCAGACTATCGACTAAAAGAAAACGTAGTCGAACTGACGGGCGCAACAGATCGCCTAAAGCAGCTAGAGCCTAAGCGGTTTAACTTCATTGTGGATGACACTACAACTGTTGACGGCTTTATTGCACACGAAGTTCAAACAGTCGTGCCAGAAGCAATCACAGGCACACACAACGAGGTCGATGCAGATGGCAATCCTGTCTACCAAGGCATTGACCAAAGCAAGCTAGTGCCACTCTTGGTCGCTACAATCAAGGAACTAGAGGCACGGATCACTGCCCTAGAAAACGCTTAATCGGAAAAGGAGAAAGACATGGCAATCACATTTAAATGGTCTGTAAAAGATATGCACAAAGTCGATTCAACTGGCGCGGTGTATAAGGTTGAGTGGTCTTGCAGTGGCGTAGATGCTGACACTGAGGTAAGCCACAGTCGTTCAGGGTCATACTTGCATACCAAAACTGTTGATGTACCAGAGGTCACAGAAACAGTTGATGTGGTCACTGGTCGAGATAGTGATGATAATGATGTTACGGAGTCCGTCACAAGAGTTTTAACCTCTGCGTATACAAAGATTGTACAGGCTACACCCGACCACACTGCGTCAGGGTTCACACCATATGCAGACTTAACTGAAGAAGACGTATTAGCTTGGTGTAAGGCTGACGGTATAGGCACTAAAACAGAGGCTTCGATTACGTCTAACATCACTAACAAGATAGCTTCTCAAGCTAACTCAACAGGTATGCCGTGGGCTGCTGAATAAAGGAGAGCAAAAATGACTGATGAAAACGTGTTAAGTATCGATGGCAAAGGCTATGCCGAAGCTGACCTTAATAATCAGCAAAAGTATTTAATCGCACAACTAAAAGATCTGTCTGTTAAAACTAACAAGTTGCGAGCTGATTTAGATCAGGTTCAGCGAGCAGCAGATAGTTTTCAAAAAGAACTTCTAGAGTCTTTTAAACAGATTGCTGAAGAAATTATCGAAAAGGATACTGAAAAAGCATCATGAAGCTAGAGGAGCTGAGTCGTAGGTTGACTGTTGTAGAAGTTCAATTAGAAGAACGCTGGAAAGAAACGATCCTTAGAATAAAAAGGATAGAGGCTATTCTAATTGGTGTTGCTGGGACGATAATAGTCCTCCTTGCCAATATAGTTTGGAGAATGTAAATGAGTCTAATCACATCTTTAGTTGGTCCAGTTACTGGCTTGCTCGATAAGTTCATAGAAGACAAAGACCAGAAATCAGCTCTTGCTCACGAGATTGCAACTATGGGTGAGCGACATGCGCAAGAGGCTTTGCTTGCTCAGCTAGAGATAAATAAAGCAGAAGCTGCAAGTGGCAGTTTATTTAAAGGTGGGTGGAGACCTTTTGTTGGTTGGATCTGCGGATTCGCTTTGCTTTATCATTTCATTTTATCTCCGCTAATTATTTTCATTGTAGCATTATCAGGTGCAACAATCCCACCATTGCCCGAGTTCGACATGGGAAGTTTAATGACTGTTCTTTTAGGCATGCTCGGCATTGGTGGCTTGAGAACCTTTGAGAAACAGAAAGGACTTACCAAATGAGCGACATAGAAATGTTTCATGTTGGCGAGAATAGCGAAGGAGAAGAGCTTTACAATCTCCGATATGTAAAAGGTGGCAGAAGTTTACCAACTCCGAGCATGACTAAAGCAGAAGCTCTAGCTAAAATAAACGGAGAGCCTGAGCAGGAAAAAAGCTACAAAGACATGACGAAAAAAGAATTAGAGCTTTTTATGCGAGAACACAGTATAGAGTTAGATAGAAGAAAATCAAAAGATGATCTTTTAATTCAGGTTGATGAATTTTTCGAGGATTAAATCATGAGTAATGCACTCAAATTGTTACAAACTAAATGCGGATGTTCAGCTGATGGTTCGTTTGGTCCTAATACAGCTCGTGGCATTGTAGCACATTATGATATCTCTCCGGAGCGTGGTGCGCACCTGCTCGGGCAAGTTGTTCATGAAAGTGGATCTTTTAAGTTAACAAAAGAGAATTTAAATTACTCGACTGAAGCTATGATGCGTGTCTGGCCAAGCAGGTTTCCGACTGAAGAAAGTGCAAAGCCATACGCACGCAACCCGAAAGCACTCGCTGAGAATGTTTATTTTGACAGAATGGGCAACGACACTAAAGAAAAAGCCAGTTTATATATTGGCCGAGGTTTTATACAGCTGACAGGATACAACAACGTCAGGGCATTTGCTTCTGAAATGCGTGTTCCTGAAGTTTTAAACAACCCGACATTGCTAGAAGAAGAATATGCCATGGAAACAGCTATATGGTTTTTCGACTCTAATAAGTTGTGGAAAATATGCGACGAAGGTGTTAATGACGACGCAATTAAAAGGCTAACAAAACGAATCAATGGTGGTTACACTGGTCTGGATCACCGCATAAAAGAAACAAATAAAATCTATGAATGGTTGAAATAATATATGGCACTGCAGCTATTACAATTTAATCCAGGAATCGTTAAGGATATAACAGAATATTCCGCTGGGAAAACTGGACCTTTTTGGGTTGATGGTGATCTTGTGCGTTTCCGTAATGGCTATCCGACAAAAATAGGTGGTTGGCAGAAAGACAAGATAAATTTAGTTGATTCTGCTGGTACAACTACAAGCACAGAAACAACCATAACTGGCATTGCTCGAGCGATGGTTAATTGGCGAGCAATAACCGATGGTGAAGACAGAATAGCTGTCGGCACACACAACCATCTTTACATCATACAAGACCAGTCGCTCTATGATATTACACCTCTTAGAAATAAGTCGAACAATGCAACAACGACTGCTGAGGCTTTAGATGCCAGCGAGACTGAAATTGATCTTGTAAGCGGAACAGATTTTAAAACTGCTGGAACAATAAAAATAGACTCCGAGATTATAACCTATACAGGCAAAAACTCGAACCAGCTCACTGGTTGCACAAGAGGAACCAACAGCACCTCAGCTGCAACCCACGACAGCGGAGCTGTTGTTACTCAGGTATTGATAAATCCTATTGCCACAACAGACGGAAGCACAACTATTACAATAACAGACGCTGCTCATGGGGCAAAGGTCGGAGACTTTGTTGTTATTTCTGGTGCAGCTGCGACAGGTGGAATAACTGCTGAAAATTTAAATAGGAAAGCTGGCTATCAAGTAACAGCAATAACAACGAACACATACACATTAACCTCGCCAACTGCGGCAACTTCAACGGTTTCCGCTGGTGGTGGCAATGCAGTTGGTTTAGCTTATCTTATAGGAATAGATGCGGAGCTAGGAACTCAAAGCTCAGACCCAGCACTAGGTTGGGGTGTTGGTGGTTGGGCAGCTGCACCACTGGGAACCTCTCCTACACCAACCGCTGGTGGAACTTGGGGAACACCTAGATCGGAAGCAGAGTCAGACATTAATCTTACAAACTCGAACTGGAGTTTAAATCTCTGGGGAGAAGATCTTATAGCAACTGTTCGAGGTGGTGGAATTTATTATTGGGATACTTCCGGAACGGTCTCAAATAGAGCTGTATTGGTTTCTTCTCTTTCCGGAGCATTAAGTGTTCCTAGTGTTTCGTTCGTATCGACTGTTTCTTTCCCAGACAGGCATTTTATTGCTGGAGGTGCGCAAGAGTATAGTGGCGGTGGTAATGTTGATCCTATGCTAATTCGTTGGTCTGACCAAGAGGACTTTACTGACTTCGGACCAACCTCTACAAATACAGCAGGTGACCAAAGACTACAAGTCGGAACTAAAATAGTTGCCATGACTCCTGCTCGTGAAGAAACAATTATCTCTACAGACGAAGCTATTTATGGCATGACGTTCGTTGGACCACCATTTATTTTCAGCTTTAGACTTTTAGCAACTAACTCTGGTGCTGCTGGTTTAAATACAATGCTCACTATAGATGGTGATGTTTTCTGGATGGGCAAGCGAAATTTTTTCGTTTACAATGGTGTTGTTAAAGAGCTGCCTTGTTCAGTTCAGTATTATGTATTCGACAGAATGCAGACTCGATATATTGATAAAACTTCTGTTGGTCACAATAAGCAGTTTAAAGAGATAACTTGGTTCTATGTTAGCAACGAGAATACTGCCTCTACAAACCCTGAACCCGATAGCTATGTAACATTCAACTATTTAGAAAATGCTTGGTCGGTTGGTTCTATGGATAGGACTGTTTGGAGAGA